CAGCAACTGGTGCTGTACCATTTAATGTTAAACGCATAGACCATGGCGCATTTGAATACTACTGGGGTCTTAATGCTAACGCAGCTGGTGCAGCCAATGGCGCAGATACCAGTTATACCATTACCGTACCACCAACCCAGATTAAAACCTATGGCAGCAGTGCAACATTTACTTTGGGTGATTATAGTTCTGCAGTATTAACAACCATACCACCTATACCTGGTATCTCAGCCATGATTACGGTTAAACATACACCCACTACTGGTGGCAATTTACCATTGCTCTACATGTATGGTGATAGTTGGACAGTAAACTCAAGTATTAGTGCATTGTTCCCACCATTTGAAGTTTTACGCAGCATGACTACTGGTATCTGTAATGTACATAACGTGCAGATACCCATGATTCCTGATGGCTGTTACATACCAGACGGAACCTATGCAGGCGCAGGTATTTTAGCAGTTACAACCAGCACTGGTCTAAGACTTAGATTTGTATTCCAACGACCCAATGCCGATGGAGTTGGTACTATTTCACAACCAGGTAATATATCAAGTTCATTGTTACAATTTACAGTTACTGGATTCCGTCTTGCTCGATAAAAATGTTTATACGGCACTGGACAGTAAATTTAACTCAGCGCCTACTACACCAACTCAACCTGAACCAGTTCAGGTCAAACCGGCGTCTACTGTAGTTAAAACTGCTGAACCAGAAGTTCTTATTGACGATGATTTTGATCAGGCTCGTCAGGCGTTAAAAGACATGATTAAAAAAGGTCAGACTGCGGTTGATGACATCATGGGCATAGCACGTCAGAGCGATCATCCCAGAGCTTTTGAAGTAACTGGTCAGTTAATCAAAACCGTTGCTGAAACTGCCAAGGATCTCTTGGCTTTGCAAAAACAAAAGAAAGATCTTGTAACCTTGCCAGCTGGTACTGAACCCAAACAAATAGGCACACAAAACAACATTGTGTTTACGGGCAGTACCAATGATCTATTAAAAATGTTAAAGAATCAAAATGAGAAGGTCATAGATGCAGATTCTTCAAAGAATTAGAGCCAGTTATCACGGCAATAGTCAGCTTAAACCACTGAGCTATAACATTGACTATACCCCCGAGCAAATTTTAGAAATTCAAAAATGTGCGGCGGACGCCATTTATTTCATAGAAAATTACTGTAAGATTGTGAGCCTGGATCATGGACTGGTTCCGTTTAAGCTCTATGAATGTCAGAAACGCAAGGTACGAACCATACTGGACAATCGTAAGGTCATACTCATGGAAGGTCGCCAACAGGGTAAAACCATAACGTCGGCTGCGTGCATACTTTGGTACACGTTGTTTCAGGAAAATAAAACCGTGGCCATACTGGCCAACAAGGCTGCGGGTGCGCGCGAAGTCATGCATCGATATCAGGGCATGTACGAAGAACTACCTCTTTGGTTACAACAGGGCATCAAAGAATGGAACAAAGGTAGCATAGAGTTGGAAAATGGTAGTCGTGTATTTACGGCAGCTACAGCAGCTTCAGGCATTCGAGGCAAGTCAGTTAACTGGTTATACATTGACGAAGCTGCCATCATACCCAACAATGTAGCCGAAGAATTCTTTACCAGTACATATCCAACCATCATGGCTGGTGAAACCACCAAGGTGCTCATGAGTTCTACTCCCTTGGGTTACAATCATTTTTGGAAGTTTTGGAACGATGCCGAAGAAGGTATCAATGACTTTGTAAATTTATTCATCCCCTATACTGAAATACCAGGTCGGGATGAACGTTGGGCAGCTGAACAAAAAGGCGTGCTGGGCGAAGTTAAATTTAGTCAGGAAGTTTTATGTAGTTTTCTGGGTTCAAGTTATACACTGCTAGATGCCGACGCATTAAGCAAAATGAGCCCTAAAACCTTTGTATACAGCAAAGATAATCTGGATGTTCTAGAAGAACCCATACAGGATGTACGAGATGCAACTGGCAAAGTCGTACAAAAAGGACACAGTTACATGTGTGTGGTTGATGTAGCTCGAGGTGTAGGCGGTGACTATAGCACCATAGTAGTCATAGACATAAGCACCAATCCCTATCAGGTAGTTGCTAAATTTCGTGATAATAAAATAGCACCCCTGTTGTTTCCCAGCATCATACACACCGTGGCTAGAAATTACAACAATGCCTGGACACTGATAGAAATCAATGACAATGGTCAACAGGTAGCTGACATTGTACATCAGGAACTGGAATATGAACACGTGCTGTTTGTTAATAATAATAGCAAACATGGTCAGGTAGTCAGCGGTGGTTTTGGCGGTGGTCAGAGTAAAAACGGTGTACGCACTGATAAAAAGGTTAAAAGAATTGGCTGTAGTCAGCTTAAAACTCTCATGGAAACCGGTCGATTAGCCTGTTGGGATCGAGATATCATCAGTGAGTTTAGTACCTTTATACAGGTCAAGGACAGTTATGCTGCTGACGAAGGTTACCATGACGATTTGGTCATGCCTCTGGTGCTGTTTGGTTGGGTCACAACCAATCCATATTTTAAAGAATTAACTGATGTAAACCTTCGTGAAACAATTTTTGCCAATCAAATACAACAGATCGAAGAAGAATTAACACCGTTTGGGTTCATAGAAGATGGCAGAGAAGACGAAGGACCCCAACAGTTTGTAGAAAACGGAGATTTATGGACTGTTCAAAAAACAAGTGGGAATTGGTTAAATTCTTAGATATTATAAATACATGGATATCAAAGAAGATTCAATTCTGCAAAATGAATGGTCTAAAATAAGGAGAATAATATGGCTTTCCAAGTTTCGCCCAATGTTCTAGTTCAGGAGCGCGACGTTAGCTTGTTCGTACCTCAGGTTTCAACCACAGCAGGTGCCTTTGTTGGCAACTTTAACTGGGGTCCAGCCGAAGAGTTCGTAACAGTTGACAGCGAAAAAACACTGTACAACACTTTCGGTAAACCCGATGACAGTACTTATAAGTACTGGTTTACAGCTGCAAACTTTCTGAGTTACGGTAACAATTTACAAGTTAATCGTGTTGCTGATGGTTCAGCCAGAAATGCCAGTGCCCTAGGTACTGCACCACTGATTAAAAATGAAAATAATTATGCTGGCACCCTGGGTTATACAGCACCCACATTAACAGGTACTGAATATGTTGCCAAGTACCCAGGCATTTTGGGTAACAGCCTAAAAATTAGTGTCTGTGATTACAATGCTTATCAATTTACTGCAACTGTTAGTTCAATTACAACAACAGGTGCAGGTGTTGCTGCCTTAAGTAGACCGGTTCCAAGTGGTTCATGGTTAGAAGTAGTACTCAATGGATCCACATACAGATTTCAAACAACAGCAGATGCTGCTCTAAGTGCTACAACACTGGTGTTTAGTAACCTTACAGGTGCATCAACCAGCGCAGCTAACAGTGCAACAGTACTTTGGGAATTCTGGGATCAGGTTGACAGTCGCCCAAGTAATACGCGTTTTGCCTTGGCTAAAAACAATTCAAGTTCTAGCGCAGTAACCTATGACGAACTGCACGTTGTTGTAGTTGACGAAGATGGCGCATTTACTGGTACAGCTGGCACAGTAGTAGAAAAATTCCTGGGCCTGAGCAAGGCTTCAGATGCTTTTGCACAAAGCGGAGAAAGTATTTACTATAAAAATTATATTAACACCAACAGCAGATACATCTGGTGGGGTAGTCATACTGCTCTTACAGGTGCTGCACAGGTATCCTGGGGCAGTGTTGTTCCAGCAGCTTCAACAGGTTTTACAGTACTAAGTCAAGTACAGACTCGTAGTTTTACAGGTGCTGTAGACGTCACACCAACTGATGGTATCATGCAAACAGAGTATGCTAAATTAAGCAATGCTGAATTATTTGACGTAAGTTTAATTCCAGTTGTAGGTGTTGCACATGACAATGCAACAGCTAGATTTGTCATAGACAACATTGCAGACGTTCGCAGAGATTGCATAGTGTTTGTAAGTCCAACAACCAGCAATTTAATTACTGGTACAGCTGTTGTCAATGATAGAACAACAAACTTCAACAAGGACAGCACTTATGCAGTCATGGATAGCGGTTGGAAATATCAGTATGACCGTTACAACGATGTTTATCGTTGGATTCCATTGGCAGCTGATACTGCAGGACTTTGTGTACGTACTGACTTAATTGCCGATCCATGGTATAGCCCAGGTGGATATAATCGCGGTCAGGTAAAAAATCTTGTTAAACTTAATTGGACACCTAATAAAACAGACCGAGATAATTTATACAGATTCCAGGTCAATCCAGTAATTACACAACCTGGTCTGGGTACAGTGTTGTTTGGTGATAAAACCACAACACAAAAACCAAGTGCCTTTGATAGAATTAATGTACGACGTTTGTTCATTGTCCTAGAAAAAGCTATTGCAACAGCTGCTAAATTCCAGCTATTTGAATTTAACGACGCATTTACCCGTAGTCAATTTACAGCACTAGTAGAACCATTCTTAAGAGATGTTCAAGGTCGCAGAGGTATAATTGACTTCCTAGTAGTATGCGATGAATCAAATAACACAGCTGAGGTTGTAGATAGAAATGAATTTATAGCCGACATCTATATTAAACCAGCCAAGAGCATCAATTACATTACACTGAACTTCATTGCAACACGTTCAGGTATTAGTTTTGAAGAAGTTGGCGCTTAAGCTTTTAAACAGGAGAAAATAAAATGGCAGAAAGATCAATATTTAACGTTGATCAGTTTAAAGCTGCAATGATTGGTGGTGGTGCTCGCGCCAATCAATTCTTTGTAGCTCTTAGCTTTCCCAGCTATGTAACATTGGGTGCAGCAGCAACTGCTCAGGCAGCATTTTTAGTAAATGCTACAACATTGCCTGGCAGTATTGTTAATCCAGTTTTAGTTCCATATCGTGGTAGAAATGTTAAGTTAGCTGGTGAGCGTGTATTCCAACCTTGGAGTATGACAGTGCTCAATGACGTAAGTTTTAACATACGAAACAGCTTGGAAAAATGGATGGCCGGCATGAATGATTTGGTTAATAACAATGGTCGAACCAATCCAGCTGACTATCAGGCTAATATTACAGTTACACAATTG